TGGGTAGCTGCTTCGGTTTGTCAGGGCCACTAATACGTGGGTAGCTGACTAATTCTTATCTTACTCTTTGATAAAATCTGTGTTTTCCTATTTGTTTGTAAAACTTTAATTTAGGATTTTGTTCGTTCTTTTCTGATGCTTCACCTTCTACTGAGTATTGAAAAACATCAGGGGGTAACATTTCTGTTTCGTAATCTGGTTCTCCTCCACCCTTTGTTAAAACGTTTTCTGCAGCATTTTGACCTATTTCAAACACTTTAGGGTTTTGTACAATTTCTTTCAATCTAGGTGTTAGATACTTTCTTTCTAAACCGTCATACATAAACATGCCTGATCCTGCCCCTCTTCTTGAACGTTGTTTCATAGCATCAATAACCGTGTTTATATTTCTAAATTCAAATGTTTTGTCATTCACTCTGTTTACAATTGTCTGTATTACTGCTTCAATCTCTTCTGGTTTTGAATTAGATAAAACAGTTTCAGTAGCAGCTAACAAACTTAATCTATTTTTGTCGTCAGGCGTTCTATCAATTAATCTTTCTATATCTGCTCTCAAAGGTTTTTTCTTTTTTAAAAAGTTTTTAAACACAGTAAATGTAGCCATATCTTTAGTTACTGGTGTTGGAATAAATCCACTTTGCTGTACTACGTCACCCTTTTTTTTTTGAATAAACCCTCTTGCTTGTGGTTTTTCATCTTGTTGAGATTCTTCTTGTCTTCGTTGAACCTCTCGTTTACCTCGATTATTTATTTTCTTTAATCGATCATATCCTATTTCTTTTGCTATGATTGCAGGGATGTATACTTCGTTACGTGATACAAGAAGTTTAACTTTGTCTCTTATATTTATTTTAGGATTTCCGAAGCGTACGTCAACCCCTTTTTCTTGTAAATTTGAAATAGCAGTATTTATCATGCGTTGAATATCTTGTTTTCCTGCTTCTTCTGCAGCAGGTGCGTTGATAATAAAATCACCTTGACGTGCATCCATAGGTTTGTCATCAGCTATCTCTTGTTGATCTGTAGCATTAGGATCAGGTGCTATAAAACCTGCAGGTTGGACAACTTCAGTTGTGTTGCCACCGTTTTGCATACCCACACGACCACCACTTCTAAACATAGAGCCATAATCGTCTGCACCACCACCTCCAGTGTTGCTATCAAACCCCGGATCTTCTTCTGAACCTACATCACTTATAGACGTATCAGTTGAAGTATCCCCAGTGTCAGTTCCCTGAGATGGATCATAACCAAATGTACCACCATCAGTAGGACCTGTGTAAACATTATCTGATTGTTGCTGTTGTTGCTGTTGTTTTTGTTTTTTTATGTTTTGTTCTTCTTTTATATATTGACTTAAACCACCTTTGTTTGTTCTAGCTTTGTTTACTGCACGCATAAACTCATTAAAACTTAAATCGTATTTATCTCCCTCTCTTTTTGCATCACTTCTACGACCTACTGCTGACACACCAAATCTGGGATCGTGATAAGTGCCGTCTTCAGCGTAGCCACCTTTGTTCGGATCATATGTTGCTAAATTATTTGAATCATTTGGATTCAAAGGATTAAAACCAGTAATAACTTTACCTTTACCAATTGCTTCTATTCTGCCTGCTTGTTCTTGAGATATGCCATACATAGCACCATTATATATTTTACTACCTGCTTCTCTGTACACTCCTAAGTTTTGATTACCCCCTACTTCCATAGAAAAACCTATATCTTGACCACGTAGATAGGTATTAAAGTCACCCATCTCAGGGCCTAAACCTTTATTATAAGCATCTTGAACCCCCTTATAAGCTGCCTTGTTTGCGTTATAAGCATTAAGTTCTAATGATTTGTTTACATCTTGTATTATACCAAACATACCCCCCGGTTTAAATTGTCCATCTGTTCCTTGTATATTTTTTTCTGTTTTTCCTGAAACCATAGATGCACCCACCATACTTACAAAAGGATTTGCTACACCTAACATAGCACCGAGCATTTGTGTACCTGCATATTTTTGTGCTTGTTTTGCGTCAGGCAAGTCTATTGCAATATTAAAATTCTTTTGTGCATTTTTATTAAAGTCAGCTTCTAGTTTTGAAAATTGATTATTCATTGATTTTTCAAATTTACTTAAATCAGATTTATCTGCTCTATTATTATTTTCTAAATGTTCTTGATAAGTCTTAGGTAATTCCATGTTAAAAATTGACTCAGTTGTATTTTTAAAATCAAGGACATTCTCTCCACCTATATTTGTTACAGGTAGTCCCATATCTTGATCATCACCACTCTCACCAGTAACTATTGTCGGTGCAACATACTCCTCTTTCTCATCTTCGTCTTCGTCAGGTTTAGTCGTTTGAATACCTGTTGAACCTAAAGTTTGTCTGTAAAAATCAACTAGTCTGTTTTGATATTGATCAGGTGATAAAACGTCTGGATTATTTACTCTATCTACAACATCCGATGGATTAGGATCAAATTGTGTTACTGTATCATCAATTGCCATTCTTCGTTATCCTTCCGTGATTATTCTTCAACTCTAGGAGCATTTCCAGTAAAGCCAGTTTCCCCTGCAGTTGGCGTAGCTCCGACTCCGATTGTGCCGTTACCAGACCCTTGACTGTCAGTTCCTTCAGGTTGTTGAGATACTCCACTAGGCTGTTCCATTCCTTGCTGTTGATTAGTGGCGACAGCATCTTCGCCTGCTCCTTGTTGTACATTAGGCATCATTCCTTTTAACATTTCAGCGTACAGTTGTGCTTCGTTTGCATCATTGACTAATGTATCAGGGTCAATGTCCTGTGCTATTGCAAGCTCTCTTATTAAGTTTGGTATCTTAATAAAAGGTGCAAGCATAGGATTTGATACGGTTTGAAGCAACGCAGTCAATCTTTGTGTGCGTACTTCTTTTTGCATGACTGCTGCAACCCCACGAGGTTTTATTTCAAGATCCCCTTTTATCTCCCCTAACTCATCGTTAAACTGCATATTCCATTGAAACAAAGATTCGCCCAATGGTTTTAACAAATGATCATCTATGTTTTTTATAACTGTCTTCATGGCTAGTCCTGCTGAACCCATCAGCATCGATAAGCCTGCAGCCGTTCTACCAGTTCCTGTTACTCCTGTTTGTCCGTGCAGTATAGATGGTATACCTGTATCTTCATCTGCAAGTTGTCTTGATATCTGATACATCTGTATATTCTCTGGTGCAGTGTTTGGAAACTTTAGTCCGTTAATAGCTGTGCCAGTCACACCAGACTGTCGTCTGAATATCTTACCGGGGAATATATCCATGTTTTGACCGGGGACTAAGCTTGCTTCGTCTACATCAAATACAAGATTACCTGCTAACGCTAAGTTATCAATAGCCATACGATAGTGACCATTCATTAACTTCTGTGAGTATTCCATGTTTTCTGCAACACCAACACCCCATATTTGATATGGATCTATCTCAAATGGGAAAGCTTGGAAAGGTATTCTTGCAGGTGTAAATGGATTTGCAACACATCTAATAACCATACCACCACACACCCAGACGTTGACTTGTAGTTGATCAAACTCTGACATTTCGTTAGCGTTTTCCATACCAACTTCGCCTGCATACTTCTTATCTATGACACCCCAATATTCAAGAACTTCGTATCTGTTTTCTTGGTAGTAAGGTTCAGTGTCATCTTCACGAATAGTATCTTCGTAATATTTATCTTCGTAGTTAGGGCCTTTTGCAAGACACTCTTCTATAGCTGACGCATCAAAGTAAGGTCGTTTGATAAGACCACGAAGCTGTTGTCTGTTCATACGATGTCGTTGTATAACGTATTCACAGTCCTCTATACTTGTTGCAGATGGATCAGGATGAAAGTCCCACAATGATACATACTCAATACGTGGCATTGTTTTTTCGTAAGGACTGTAAACTTTTTGTCCACTGTCAGGATCTATCTGCCAGTTATGCACACGCTTGTAAAAGTTAAGTGGGCCTTTGACTATTCCTGTACCGAGTAACGCTGATTCAAATATGGCTTTACGAAAAACATTAACAGCATTACTGTCCATGAGTTGATCGTGAATACACTTCTCCATACTCATTGCCATCTTTTGTGCAGGTTTAAGTTGAGGTTCACCCAATCGTGCAGGACCTGCAGCTAACATATCAGGAAACTCACTACCATATGTCCCTAGCTTGTGAGGTTCACGAGCCTGCATAGCTCCGGGGGGTAAGTCTCTTCCATCTCCCTCGAATCCATATGGATCAAGAGGTTGTTCATTAGCTTGATCAAGTGGTGTTTTCATGTGAGCAAACTCTTCTATACCTTCAGGTATTGGAG